TGATCAGGCATATCTTCAAGTTTGTATGGAGGGCTTTCTAGAGACATCACCATTCCCTTGACAGACTCTAATCTTTTCTTGTTTGCGACTGCTCCTTGCTTTCCAGAAGGCAGAGATGCAACATGCTTTAATATTTCCAAAAACTCCTTATCTCTCTCGTCAGGGTTTTCAAGAAGATAGTTTTGAATCCAAGTCTTCTCTTTATTTGTTAGCTTTTGAAACAACTCATACTCATAAAGCATCTTAGTTCTATTAGATGACATGTAAGACATTGCGCCGACAGAAATGAGTGCCTTTATAGCTGTACTTGTTATCTTGTCAGAAAAGAATACCAGAAATTCTCTCCAACACCAACTTTCTATTTTTTTATCAAGCGTTTCTTCGACTTCATTCTTATGTCTTTTAATTTTGTCAATCACAGCCTGACCAACACTTTTGACGTTTGAAAGTCCGAAGAATATATTGTCGTCTATAATCTTAAAGTTTTTGTTTGACTTTCTTAAGTCTGGAGGGAATATTTCTATATTCATAACCCTGCAATTATTTACCAGCTCGTTTATTTCCTCGTGCGGTTTTTGCTTTTCTTTTGAGTAGTAAAGGTAGGACGTGAAGAACTCTTTGCTGAAATGAGCCTTTGCGTATGCTGAGAGATACGCATTGAAAGCATAGCTGACCGCATGGGACTTATTGAAACTGTATCGCTGTGACTTTTCAATCCAGCTAAATATTTCTTCGGCTTGTTCTTTGGTGACAATACCTTTTTCTTCGGCCTTTTGCAGGAACGAGGTTTTTACCTGTGCCATGACATCGGTTTTCTTCTTACCAATCGCTTTACGAAGAATATCCGCCTCTTGCAGGTTGAAGCCAGCTATTTCTTGTGCAATCTGCATACTCTGTTCTTGATATACAAGAATCCCAAACGTCTCTTTTAGTGACTGCTCTAAAGCTGGATGGAAGTATTCTACAGGCTCACGACCATGTTTCCTATCAATGTAGTGATTGGTAAGACTTTTCCCGTCAACAATAGCCTCCATACATCCCGGCCTCATAATTGATATAAGGCCTGCAAGCTCCTCTATATTTCTAGGTCTTGTTTTCTTTGCTAGACTTTGACCAAGCCTACTCTCAAGCTGAAAACAACCCTTAGTGTTTCCGCTACTAATTAAATCCCAAGTCCTGTCACAGTCCAAAGGAATCTCTCCAATATCAGGGTTAAACAGAGTTCTCCTGATTTGTTGTCTAGCGTCGTCTGAATTTTTAGCGCTTGTCTGAAACTCGCAACCACAACCAAAAGTCAAAATAGCCATTATTCTTCTCCAGAAAAGGAGTCTCTAAACCTAACGTTCTTAGCAGTTCTTCGGTACAACCTTAAGAATCTGCATAACAAATTAGCGGTATCGCTTACATCTTTAAGTGCATCATGAGCATTTGCAGTGCTCATGCCTAGATAGTCCCTCATGTTGTCCATGCTGAAGCTAGTAACTTCTCTAGAGTTTTCAAACCAAGGAAACATCCAGTGCATCAAGTCCAGCTTATCTCTTGGATGAAAAATTTCTTTTCCAGAGATGTGTTGTTGACACATTCTGTTTACAATATGCAGGTCAAATCCAAGTATATTATATCCGCACGCTAGAGGAGCTGAAAATTTTGTCTTGGTTTTACCAGTCTTGTGGAACTTTTCCAAAAAACCAACAAAGTTTGACCATACATCTTTCTGACTTGGAGCATTTCTCCAGCACTCTAATATTTCATCTGTAGAGCAGTCTCTGATGTTAGCGTGCCATTCTATCGTCGCCCTGTTTCTGTCTACATAGTCGTCTGAGTCTATGTCCACAGGACGCATATAAGAATTGAACTCTGCGTTCTTTATTACTTCTAGCTTTCTAGGGTCAACAATTACAGCTGCAAGTTGCACTGGGTTTACTTTGTGTGGGTCTCTTCCATCTGTTTCAAAGTCAAAGACACAAATCTTATTATAATTCATAATTAGTTCTCACTAGTTCCTAGTTTCTTAACAATATTCCGAATTTTTAATTCTAAGCCAGACTTTTGCGTCCTAACTCTTTCAAGCTCGTGTATCAAAAGCTGTTCTCTAAGTTTGTTCGTGTATTCTTTAAAGGCCATTGCTCCATGTTTATATGAATGAAGCTGCATATTAAGCTCTTTTATCTTCTTTGACGCCATATAGATGGCATCTACATCCCTATCTGCACCAGTAAGTAGGTCGTCGATAAAATCAGGTAGCCACTTTTCAATAGCCTTGCTTACATGGTCTGGTTCAAACATTGCTAAGGCTAACCGCTTTGGATATAGATTCCAGAGAAACACTCATCTTATCTCTACCTGTCTGCATCAGATACGATGGATGGTAACAAGGAACTATCATGGAGTCCATATACTCGACGCTATGGGCTTCGCCTATGTAATCACCAAGCTTAAATGTTTTCTTAAGTTTTAGCATAAGTCCCGTAGGAACTTTGCCAAAGGTCAATATTACTTTTGGTTTAAGCTCTTTAATTTCTGACCATAACCAGCCTTTACAAGAGTCTATTTCTTCTTTTTTTGGGGCTCTATTTTTCTTACCAACAACAGGTCTACACTTGACCACGTTAGTTATGTAAACATCATCTCTAGAGACACCGCATTCAGAAAGCATTTTTGTCAACAGCTCTCCACACCTACCAACGAAAGGTTCTCCCAACAAATCTTCATCTGCTCCGGGAGCTTCTCCGAGAAGCATCAAGTCGCTCTTCTTGCCTTTACCCCATACCACTTGATTTCTAGTCTCGCACAAACCACAACCTCTACAATTTTTCCAATCCTCAGATTTCATTCTATATCTCCAGTTCCCAAAATCTCTTGAACACCCATGATTTTATCTAGCATGGCAATTCCTAAAACATCAAACTTTATCATACCAATATCTTCCATGTCTTGCATCTCAAGACCCCCGACAAGCCTCCTAGCTTTTGTATCTAGAACCATAGGGCATATCTCGTTAAGCGGAGAAGGAGAGATTACGACACCAGCAGCGTGCTTACTCTGAGCTCTTTTTGTTCCCTCAAGCCTGATAGCCTGCTCGAATCTTTTGGAGAGTCTGCCTTGCACATTCCCTTCTTCATCAATATAGCACCACTCTCTAAGCTCATCTGGTTTATGTTCAAGAGCCCACCGTATAACTGAGGATTCACCTGTTTCTTCCATCATCTCCTGAAGGTCTTCCGCAACAGCTGCCTTGTCAGGTATGTGCTGGGTAATCATATTCATTTCATTAAATGATATACCACCATAGGCTCTTAATACATCCTTTATGGCGCCTCTGCCCATCATTGTTTGAAAGGTTATCATTTGCCCAACCTTTTCTTCCCCATACCTATCCTTTATATAATCAATGATTTCATCTCTTTTAGAAACCGGCACATCAATGTCAATGTCAGGCATAGAAACTCTCCCTCCAGTGTTCCTTCCTGCGTTGTAAAACCTCTCAAAAATCAAAGAATATTTTATTGGGTCTATTGATGTAATTCCAATCAAGTAAGAGACTAAACAACCAGCAGCAGAGCCTCTTCCCGGACCGGGCAACCAACCATTATCTCTAACAAAGTTGACTATATCTCTGACTATTAAGAAATAACTTGATAAACCAGCTCCCTGCAAGACTTTAAGCTCGTGCTTTACCCTTTCTGCATACTCGCCGTGACTTGATTTATCTACCACCCCTCTTATCTTTTCTGCCCAGCCGTCTCTACACAACTGTCTAAGATGCTCGTCCGGACCTAACTCACAGTCATAAGGGGGCAAGATTGGCTCCCGAAGTATCTCGTACTCTTCACACATCTTAGATATAGAAAGAGTGTTCTCAATCTCATCCTTTGTATGAATTGCTTTCATCTCATCAAAAGACGGTATGTGATATTTGTCTGACTTAAAGAATGTTGATAAAGGAACATTCTCTCCCTCCATCATCTTCTTTTTTATAGTTGGCAAAGTTGTTTCCAACATACTGCATAGCAGCACCCTTTGGTCTTCCGCATCTTCAGACGTGGGATAGTGAGCATCTGGCGTTGCTACTTTAGGTATTCCAGTCTTCTTTGATACATACCTAAGAGCTTTAGCGACAACCATTTGTGCTGGCGTTGTATCTTTATCAATTAATTGTATCTCAATGAAGAAGTTTCCTTCTCCAAATATCTCCTGATACTTTGATGCTAAGGATGTGGTATTATCAAGCCAGTCGCTGTCAACTAAACTCTCTGCCTCTTCGTAACTCTCGGCATTGTAGGCATCTGAAGCTTTGTCGCCAAAAATAACTTCAGCTAAGTCTGAACCTAGATGCCCGCTAAATGCAACTAGATTTCCGTCACAAAACTTTGATAGCTGCTCTAGACTAAGCCTTGGTTTTCTATAAAAGTTTTCGTCTTTATTTGATTCTGACGTTATCTTTATCAGTTGTTTCCAACCATCAATATTTTTAGCCAAAACAACCAGATGATTTAGCTTTGAGTTTTCTTTGTCTCTTACAGCAGCGGATTGCTTGCATATGTAAAGCTCACAACCTAGTATTGGCTTGAGACCTTTTTTTCTCATGGCCTTTACAAAAGATACGCTGCCAGATATATTGCCATGGTCGGTAATAGCTGCTCCAGATAAGCCGAGAGATTCTACTCTTTCAGCTATCTGCTCAGGCTTACTTAGACCGTCTAGCAAACTGAAATGTGTGTGACAATGCAATGGGAAGTACATTATTCTCTAAACCTCTTAAACCAATCTGAGACTAAGTCCTGCCTTTCGGCGTTCACAGAGTCTATCAAAAAAATCAAATCTTCAAGAATCCTTATGTTGAAGTCTATTGCCTGTAAATATGTCTGCTTGTCTACATATTCGGTCTTTTGAGCGATGACTTTATCTCTAAGATTCAGTATGTCTTGATAATGTTTTTTTATATTTGACTTCATTCTAAAGAACCGGGAGCTTTATATTTGGCTACGTTATGGCCCTCTGCCATATATTCTTCAGTAACCTTTTCAATGCCTTTTCTTTCTATCTCGTATTTAATTTGTTCACATTTCGTCATGTAGTTTCCATAACTTGTTCTTTGACCATGACGATGTTCCATGATAGGGTGCATGTTTGTACCCTCAAAAGTGCTTTTCCCTTGGTGGCAAAAACTCGTACACTTCCAACTCTTCTTTAGGAGAGGTATGTGTGTAGACTTGATTTTCTCAAATTTATTTTTGAGCATCTTTTTAGTCTTCGGAATATCTTTTTCGGAAAAGTACATGGAGAACGCACCTCCATCATTTATGAAATTTATTGTCACCATTATCTGCTTTGCTTCTGGGTACAGCTTCGTGGCAGCGTAATGGTAGATTCTAAGCTGTGGGTCGTTTTGCAGCTTAGCGTAAGTCTTTTCTTGGCCCGTAGCCCAGTCAAGCCTTCTTCCGGTCTTCCAGTCTACAATTTCATAGATACCTTCGTCAACCTTAGTAATTAGGTCTATTGTTCCCTTCATTGCAAGGTTACCGGTCACTCTTTCTCCATCAAGTACATAGTCATACTTAGCCCACTCTTCGTCAATCTCAAAGTCAAAGTGAGGTTCTGCATCTACAACCTCTCTGTTTCTTGGGTCGAACATACCATCGTTCATTTCAAGTGTTTTGTAGACCCACTTTGAGCAGTCATTGAAGTCTTTTTGCTTCCACTCGTGCTGAGGATTGCCTTCCGAGTAGTATTTGTATACCTGCTCAGTTATCTTGTCTATGTCGTAAGAGGATGCCGAGACCTTGCCTACAACGTCGTCATCAAAATCATTCAGCCCATCTTGTTCAGCTTTCTTTGCCAAACACATTATCTCTAGGACTTTGTGGACTATCGTGCCCTTGTCGGCTTTTAGCCCTCCTTTGCCCCTCCATCCTAGCACATATTCACAAAAATATTGCTGAGGACACATACTGTGACAGTTAAAACTAGACGACCTAAAATATGTAATAATTATTGTTCTAATCCTTGCGATATCGAAAGCTCAAGCCAGCCCCAATCTTTAAGTAGGCTATACAAAATTTTATTTTGCTCTCCAACTGAAATACTTTCGTTTTCTATAATAGCATCAAAATTTGACCAATCGTAATTATCTTTATCTAAAGCAATTTCGCTGCTGTGCGCATCTTTGTTGTCAGAGTTGCGAGACAACCTTATAACCTTGCCTCCTGCGTTCTTAATTGCATCAACCTCGTTAGGGAACCTACAGTCTGTTATTATCGCTGTGTGAGAAGATTCCTGTTTTATTTTTCTAATAGTGGCATCTGCCCAGACGTTCGGATATATTTTTCTGAAAAAATCTGTTCCAACGTACTGCATCAGTTCTCTAGCTGTTGCTTTGTCGGCCTTGTCTCTGCTGTTTTCAAAGGGCATTAACCCCCATTCTACATGAGTCTCTGTGTTTTTTTCTTCATCCGTCCCATAGCACTGTTCTCTTGTCAAACCAAGGATATCCATGCAGACATTTTTCTTAAGAAGGTCCGCAAAAGAGTACAGCTTTACGAAGTAGTCCAAGTGCTCTGCTAGAAAGTCTCTTACAGGCTTTCTTGACGACATTATATCGAGGATACCTTCTTTGCTATCGTCTCCAAATATATCTGATATCACTAGTTCTCCAGAATCAGATATACTAAAGTTTCTTGTTATCCCCAAGGAAATCATTTCCCATCCAAATATTACATTTGCACAGGTATTTTTGCCGCTTTGCTTTCTTCCAGAAAATCCTAATATTTTTTGTTCCATCTTAAACCCTCAAGCTTTTTTCAGCCAAGTCAAGTATAGGTTTTATTTCAGAGGTTATGCTGTCTGCAGCCATATCTCCAACATCGTTATCTGCTATGTTGGGAAAATAGAGCCTGTAAGTTTTAGAGCACTGTTTATATATGCTTTCAGCACCTATTTTACCAGCCTCGTCGTTATCTGTCAATACAATGAGAGACATTGCTCCAACCATATCTAGCAAATCTTTCTGTCCCTCACTAAGGTAAGTACCAAACATAGCGACTGAGTTTTTTATGCCTGCTTCTTCTAGTCTCCAAACATCTCCCGGCCCTTCAACCAAAATAGCAATACCACTCTTGGCTATCTCTTTTTTGGCATACCAGTAATTGTAAAGATACTTACCCGCATCAAAATTTTCACTGTGAACCCACTTAGGCTTTGTATCTTCATTTATAGCCCTAGCCGAAAAACCTACCATATATGAATAGTCATCATCATAAACAGGAACAACAACTCTGTTGTAAGCTTTTGAACCTACTTTGGTGGAAAGGCCAACGTCATATCTATCAAGAACCTGCGAGCTAAATCCTCTATCAACGTAGTATTCAGCAGGTATAGAAAGAGCGTCTCTGATACGCTGCCTTGTTATAACTTTTCCTCTTTTCTCTCTTTTGTTATCGGTAAAAGCGACGTTTATTCTTGACTGAAACTTTCTTTTTTCTATAGCTTGGTAGTCAATGTCAAGTTTATCGTAATCTTGCTTTGAAAAAGCTAGCAAAAACTTAATAGTTTCATGAAAGCCAGCACATTTATCTCCGGGGCTTTCCCAACCATACTTATTGTGAGAAAGTACACCTCTTACAAAACCTGTTAGAGTGGGTCTGAAAAATTTTTCGCACTGATGAGTATTGCAAACCCAATGTCCGGCTCTGGTATGCCCTGTTAAGTACATATTCAAAGCTGTTGGGTTGTCTCCACCGTGAATCGGGCAAGCCATGTCTATACGGCCATAGCGCTTTTGGTACGACTCTATACCGAGGGTCTCTAAAAGAGATTCAATGTCTTCTAAAACTATGTTTTCAATCTGAACAATTTTTTCTTGCTCAAACCTATCAGGAGAATGGGACTTCTTCTTCTTCATCTTCAATTATAAAACCTTCGTCACTTTCTTCTCTAGAGTTTCTCAATTCAGAGGCAGTCTTTCCCTCTACAATTTTACCGCAATAGCCTTTCATGTGCATATTGATGTAGTCTCCATCATCGAGACCACCTCCGTGTCTTGACACAATCGGTACTAACTTCCTATTGCCGTTACCCATACCATCTTCAGCTATCTCTTCATCTGACTTTCTTTTAAATATCGTGAAGTTGCTACAAAGCCAAACAATTCTATCTGAACCACTAGCTGCGTCGGTCGATTCTCTGCTTATCCCATCTCTGTTGAGTTGTATAAACGAAAGAACTGGCACTTTGTATTTCAAAGCAAAGTTGTGTAGTCCTGTCATCATAAATCCAAGCACTTGGAATTCTGCCAACGAGTTGCTTATTGAGTCCGATGTCATCAACTTAAGATAGTCATATATAATAACGCACTCTTTAGCAGTACCGTCATCATTCATACCAACTTCTTTTGCTAACCATCTTCTTATAACCGACAACTGCTCTTCAAAAGCCATGCCTCCAATAGACTTGTGATAGTAAGGCATGTCAGTTAGCTTTTCTGCCGCCTTATAAACCTTATCTTTTTTATCTGGGCTTTCAGAAAATGCACCTGTTTCAATATCGTTAATAGCAACTTCGCTTAACATAGCTAAAGACCTATGCTTATGGTCGTCTGCTGTCATTTCAGTGTCTAAGTTTAGCACTGGAATGCCTAATTCAGAGGCTATGTGCATACCGATGTTGTCTGAGAGCAAAGTCTTACCAGTTTTTGGTCTAGCTCCAATAATATTCACTGTTCCTCTACGCAAACCACCTCCTATGGCTTGGTCATAGACCGGATAACCTGTGGAGATGCCCATTGTTTGACATGGGTTTTCTTCAAGGTATTTAACATAGTCTTCGATGCCCGTACCTAATAGTTCGGGAGAATCTCCTCCGTCTCCTAAAAGGCTACTAAAATCAAAGATAGCATCTTCGGCTATACCAAATATACTTGATATCGTTTCGTCGCCATTCAGAGAAGATATTTTACCCCTAGCTGATTCAAGCTGAGAGTCTAGTAGTCTGGCGACTTCCAATTTTCTTATCTTTGCCGCAAACCTTCTTACATTTTCTACCTCAACAGGAAACTTTGTAACTGCAGTAAGGTGTTTAACCTCATCTCTGTTATCAAAGAAGTGGCTTAGGCCAAGTTC